TGAGGCGGAGCGCTCCGAACTGCTCGGCCTCGCGAACGCCGACGACCTGACCGAAGACGACGAGGCCCGCTGGGCTGAGCTCGCACCCCGGTTCACGGCCGCCGACGGCGCGCCCGCATGGGCCGAGGACGACACCCTCACCACCCTCCGCACCGACATCGCCTCCCTAGAGGCTGTCGAGCGGGGGTTCGAGCTGAGCCACACGGAGACGCCGGTGTCGCCCACCTTCTACCGTCAGAGCAGCGACAGCCCCTACGAGGTCCGCACGTTCGACGCTCCCACCTCCGAGGTCCGCGACGCGGCCCGCCGGGCGATCGAGCAGGACCACGACCTGACCGACGAGCAGCGCACCGCTGCCGAGAAGACGATGCGGATCGACACGACCCGCGGTGTCGTCTCCCGGCACATCGTCGCCACCGGCCGGCCCGAGTACCGGTCGGCGTTCTTCAAGTTCATCAGCCGTCGCGAGATGCTGCTCGACGAGGCTGAGCGGCGCGCCGTCGACGAGGTCCGCGCCGGGTCCCTGTCGGATGCGGCCGGCGGCTACGCCGTCCCGTTCGTCATAGACCCGACCCTGATCGACACCGGCACCCACGACGGCGCCTACCACGAGTGGCGTTCGCTCGCCAGCGTCGTGCAGGTGACCGGCGACAACTGGCAGGGCGTGAGCTCGGCTGGCGTGTCGGCGTCGATGGTCGGCGAGGCAACCGAGGCTGACGACAACTTCCCGACGTTCGCCCAGCCGGCGATCGCCGTGAAGAAGGCGCAGGCGTTCCTGCCTTTCTCGATCGAGATCGACATGGACTTCCCGGCCCTCCAGTCGGACCTGAACTACCAGCTGAACATCGCGAAGGGCGAGCTCGAGGACACCCAGTTCACTCTCGGCTCGGGCTCGGGCAACAACGTCAACGGGCTCGTCACCGACCTCGTGGCGGCGTCGACGCCGATCGTGACGTCGACGACGTCGAACGCTGTCGCCCTCGTCGACGTCCTCAAGCTCGACCAGTCGCTCGGCCAGCGGTTCCGCCGCAACGCCGTGATGCTCACGACCCGCACGCTGATGAACGTCGTCCGTGCGCTCGACACCGCCGGTGGTGCCGCACTGTGGACCCAGCTCCCCGGCGGGGTCCCCGGCCAGATGCTCGGCTACGCCGTCCACGAGGCGCCGAACATGGACTCCACGTACGGCTCCGGCGAGAACTACGTGATGATCCTCGGCGACATCGGCCAGGCGTACAAGATCATCGACCGGGTCGGCATGGTCGTCGACCTGATCCCCCACCTGTTCGGGAACAACAACAACTACCCGACCGGTCAGCGGGGCCTCTACGCCTACTGGCGTTTCGGTGCGAAGACGGTCAACACGACCGCCGCGAAGATCCTGAACATCACCTGACCCACCTGATCCCCTGAAAGGAATCCCCATGTCACTCGGAGGAAAGGGTGCGACGGCGGAGACGCTGGCCGGTACCCGCACGATGACCGTCGCCGAGCTCAAGCAGTACAAGTACTGGCAGTTCGACCCAGGCGGCGCGGGCCGCACCGTGGCGCTGCCGACCGCAGCGTCGACCGGGGCGTGCGAGATCATCATCCGGAACACCGCCGACGCCGCTGAGGTGCTGACCGTGACCGCCGATTCGGCGACCGTGGTGACGCCGACGCAGGCCGAGACGGCTGTCCTCTACTGCGACGGTGTCGCCTGGTTCGGCATCGCAGGCGCGAACAGCTGAGTCATGCTGGTTGCTCTGGTTTCGTTCGTGACCGGTGAGGGCCGTCTCGTCAAGGTCGGCGAGTTCGTCGCCGACGACGACCCGGTCGTCACCGAGCGCGAGCACCTGTTCGGCGTCGCTGCACCTTCACCCGGAGGCGTCGAACAGGCAACCAGGGCGCCCGGCGAGAAGCGGCCCCGCAGTAGGCGGGTCTGATGGCGTATGTGACAGCCGCCGAGTTCCGTGGGTGGCTGGGCGTCTCTGTCGCCGACGCGACGGAGCAGGCGCTCCTAGACGGCGCCGTGTCGGCTGCGGGCGGCCTCGTCGACGACTGGTGCGGACAGCAGTTCGACCAGACGTCGGCGACGGCCCGCACGTTCGTCCCCCAGGACTGGTGCGTCCTGCACCTCCCGCCGCCGTCTCGGATCTCGTCGACCACGAGCCTGGTCGTGAAGACCGACATGGGCGGCGACGGCACCTACGAGACGACGCTGTCGGCCACCGACTACCTGCTCGAGCCGACCGCCGAGTACGTGAGCGGCGTGCAGCGGCCGTGGCGGACGGTGCGGTCGCTCAACGGGGCCAGGTTCCCGGTGTTGCCCTACGGGAAGGCGACGGTGCAGATCACCGCCCTCTGGGGGTGGGCTGCGGTGCCGGCTGCGGTGAAGCAGGCGACGTTCATCGTCGCCGCGGACCTGTGGAAGGCGAAGGACGCCGCGTTCGGGGTCGCCGGGTTCGGCGAGTTCGGCGCTGTCCGGGTCGGGTCGCGGATCAACCCGCAGGCGCAGGTGCTTCTAGCACCGTTCGTCGAGAATGCAAGGTTGGCGTGAACCTCACCGAGATCCGGGCCGGCCTGGCCGACGCGCTCGGCGTGGTCGACGGGGTCCGCTCCTACGACTACATGCCCGGCAAGCTCGCCACGTCGTCGAGCTCGTCGACCGCTGTCGTGGTCGGCGCGCCGGTGAACGGCGCTTACGTCGAGTACCTGGAGGCGAGCTCGGGCGGGCAGGCGAAGGTCAACTTCGAGCTGCGGGTGTTCGTCCAGTTCATGGACCTCGCCCAGTCGCAACGCCGCCTAGACGACCTCCTGTCGGCGGGGACGGGGGAGACGTTGTCGTTGTTCGACGCGATCCGGGCGGACAACACGCTCGGCGGGACGGTCATGGACTGCGCGCCGATGGAGTCGACCGGGGCCGAGGTCGTCACCGTCGCCGAAGTCCAGTACCTCGCCGCCTCGCTCCATTGCCTGGTGTTAGCCCGAAGGACGTGACGTGGCCCAGTACGTGATCGCCGACGCTGACATCTTCGCCGGCTCCTACGAGTTCTCCTGCTACACGGCGTCCGTCAAGGCCGACGTGAGCGTGGCCGAGGTCGACTTCACGACGATGTGCTCGGGCGGCTGGTCGGCCGTGAAGGGCGGCCTCAAGACGTGGAACGTCGACCTGGAGGGCTTCAACGACCAGGACCAGTCGGGCGGGTCGTCGATCGATTCCCGGAACTGGGCTGCGCTCGGCACGATCGAACCGTGGGGGATGACCCACACGACCGCCGCCGACGCCGGCATCGCCTACTTCGGGAACGGCCTCCTGTCGTCGGTGTACCCGCAGGGTCCTGAGGTGGGCGCGGCGGGGAAGCTCGCCGCGAAGTGGGCCGGCAGCTCGGCGTTCGTCCGGGGCCAGGTCGCCGTGAACGGCGCGAAGACCGCGACGGGGAACGGCACCACCCTCGACTTCGGGACCACACCGACCACGAGCATGAAGGTGTACGGGGCGATCTGGGTCACCGCGATCAGCGGGACCGGCACCCCGACGATCACCGTCAAGATCCAGTCGGACGACAACTCCGGCATGACGACCCCGACGGACCGGATCACGTTCTCCGCCGTCACCGCCATCGGCGCCCAGTTCGCGACGCCGATCACGTTCGTCGCCGGTGAGCGCTACTGGCGGATGGTGTGGACGGTGTCCGGTTCGAGCCCGTCGCTGACGACCGTCGGCATGATCGGCATCCAATAGGAAGGCGGGTCCCGTGGCCCAGTACGTCATCAACAACCCGTATCTGCTGCTCAACGGCGCGTCGGACATGACCGCCAACATCAAGAGCTGCACGCTCGAGGTGTCCGTCGCCGAGCAGGACGCGACCGACGCCGCGTCGGCGGGGTGGACCGAGCAGCTGGGCGGCCTCAAGTCGGGCAGCTTGAAGATGGAGTTCTACGACGACAAGGCCGCGTCGAACTTCGACAGCATCGTCTGGCCGCTCCTCGGCACCGTCGTCGCCTTCCAGGTCAACGCCGCCGGCTCGAGCACGAGCACGAGCAACCCGAAGTACACCGGGAGCGTCCTCATCTCGGGTACGTCTCCGCTGGCCGGCGCCGTCGGCGACGTGGCGATGGTGTCCACGACCTGGCCGACCTCGGGGGCCGTCACCCGCGCCACGTCCTGACCGGGTCGCCGCATGGCGATCAAGGTTGAAGGACTGAACGAACGACAGGCGGCGCTCGGCGCGGTCATGGCCGAGATCCGTTCCGGCATGGTCGAAGCGTCGCGCGACGTCGTCGACCTCGTCGTACCGCAGATCAAGCAGGCGGCGCCGCACCGGTCGGGCCGGCTGGGCGAGTCGACGCGGGGGACGGCTCAGCCGAACACGGCGACGATCAGGGTGGGCGATTCCTCGACGCCGTACGCGGGGCCGATCGTGTACGGGTGGCCGTCGCGTCCGAACCGGCGGCGGGGATGGCGGGGTGGGCCGATCGCCCCGAACCCGTACCCCTACGACGTGCTGGGCCGTGAGGGCGACAACATCCGCGACCGGTACGAGCGCTACGTGAATCGACTCGGGGAGAGGGTGTCGGACTGATGGCCCCTAAGCCGATCGTCATCAAGATCACCGGTGACGCGTCGTCGCTGGAACGGGAGATCTCCGACGCCCGGTCGAAGCTGAACCAGCTCGAGCAGACGATCGACAAGACGTCCGACTCCCACAAGCGGCTCGGGCAGGCTTCCTCGGCTGCTGGTGACGGGCTCAAGTCGCTGGCGAACGAGTTCACGTCCCGGCTCGGCCCTGCCGGCGCGTCGGTGCAGAAGTCCGTCGAGGGCATCATCGACCGGATGGGCGGCATCTCGCCCGTCGCGATCGGTGCGGCGGGCGGGGTCGCGGTCCTCGCTGTCGGCATGGCGAAGCTCGCCCAGGTGTCGGTCAACTACTTCGTCGACCTCGGCGAGCAGACCCGCAAGCTGCAAGCGGCGAGCGGCGTGACCGCCGAGTTCGGTTCGGTGTTCGTCGACATGGCGAACGACCTCGGCGTCGGCTCCGACACGGCAACCTCGGCGATGGCTCGCCTCGCGAAGCAGGCCGAGACGAACGAAGTCGGGCTGAACAAGTACGGCGTGGAGGTCATCCGAACGAAGGATGGCAACGTCGACATGGCGGCGACGTTGGGCAGCGTCGCCGACGCCTTCGCGAACACGTCCGACCCGGCGGAGCGGGCGGCGCTCGGCTCGTTGGCGTTTGGGAGATCGTGGCGGGACATGGTCCCCCTCCTGGCCGGTGGTTCGGAGGGGCTGAGGGACGCGTCGAAGGAGGCGGAGAAGCTGGGGCGGGTCATGTCTCAGGACGACGTCGACGCGTCGTTCGAGCTCCAACAGTCCCTCGTCGACCTGAACGACAGCTTCGATGGGATGAAACTCCAGGTCGGCGGCCAACTGGTCCCGATGCTCGCCGACGCGGCGCAGGGCATTACCTGGCTGAACGAGAAGATCGACGGGCTGAGCCGGGGGTTCGCTGATCTCGGCACGGCCGCTGAGGCGGCAGTCAAGGGCATCCCGTTCCTCGGTACGGCTCTCGCCGGCTTCGAGGGCCTCGGCAAGATGGTCAAGGACACCGGCGACAAGGCCAAGACGACGGCCGGGCAAACGGACGACCTGACGGAAGCAACCGACGCAGCCACCGAATCGGCAAACGCCCAGGAACAGCAGCTCGACCTCCTCAAAGCCGCCACCGACCGCACCGCCCAAGCGATCCAGCGCGCGACGCAGGCGGACAAGGACCGCAAACAGGCTCAGGACGACCTGACGACGGCGGTCGTCAACAGCGCCGACGTGGAGCTCAACTATGAGAGGGCCGAGCGGACCACGATCAAGGCGCTCGAGGATT